AGACCTGCCAAAAAAAAAGAAACTAGTTTGGAAACTAAAACTTAAAACAATTATTCTAATAAATGTATCATATATGCCAAATTTCAAACCAAAGGCGAACAAAAAAATAAAAACAAATAAAAGAGCTCAAATAACTTTGGATAATAAACATAATGAGATGATGAAAAAATTTAAAACCATAGAAATAGAAGAATTGCCTAAATTATACAAAACAATCATTGAAATAGAAAATAAATTAAAAAATGAAAGGAATTTTGAAAAAATTTTAGATTTAAAAGATAAATTAAAGGGATTAATTTCTTTAAAAAATAAGAAAAAGTTAGAGAAAAAGAAATATTTATTAGATAATTCTAAATATATTTTTGATTATTTTGAAAAGAAGAAAGTTGTTGCAACAGGTGAAAGTAAAACAAAAATTTTACATTCATTTTTTGCAAATAAAAAAACAGATAAACTAATTAGAAAATCAAATGAAATTCAGAAATATTTGGTAAATGTTGATGAAAAATTTTTAAATATTCAGAATTTTGTTCAAAAGAATGATTTATGTAAGCATTGTTCTGGTGAAATGGTTGCAATTGATTATGAAGGTATTTTAGTTTGTAAGAAGTGTTTTATATCAATTCCTTATTTAATTGAACATGAGAAGCCTTCTTATAAAGAACCCCCAAAAGAAGTATGTTTTTATGCATATAAAAGAATAAATCATTTTCGTGAAATTTTAGCTCAGTTCCAAGCAAAAGAAACTACACAGATTCCAAAAATAGTCTTAGATGAGATAAAAAGTCAAATTAAAAAAGAAAGAATTAATTTGTCACAAATGACAAATAAAAAAGCAAAAAATATATTGAAAAAATTAGGTTATAATAAATATTATGAACATATTCCATTTATAAAAGATAAATTAGGAATAAAACCACCAATTATGCACCCCGAATTAGAAGAAAGATTATGTAATTTATTTCTAGAAATTCAGAAACCTTATGCAAAACATTGTCCTGATGGGAGGGTGAATTTCCTAAATTATTATTATGTTTTATATAAAATGTGTGAATTATTGGATGAAAAACAGTTTTTACCATTTTTCCCAATGCTAAAAGACCCAGTAAAAAGAATAGAGCAAGATGATATCTGGAAAAAGATTTGCCATGAATTAAATTGGGAATTTATACCAACAATATAAGTTACAAAATAAAGGTAACTCATATTATATTACCGGGGGAATCCAACCATATTACCGGGGGAATCCAACCATATTGGCACCAACACCAAATCCAGCACCTGTGCGTGCAGAGACAGCCATTGTAGGTACGTATGTGTCTAAGATGCTGAAAGTGGCAGCAGCAGTTAAAGAGATGAGTGCAACTTCGTCAAAGTTTAATGATCTTTTGGGGATTGCATAAGCTGCAATAGCAACCATAAAACCTTCTACGAGATATTTTACAGCTCTTTTCACAAGTTCGCCTAAGTCTAAAGCATTTCCTAAATTTGCAAGCATTATAAATAATAACAAGAAAAAAATATATAAGCAACTAAAAACTTAAAAGTAATCAAATCAATAATTACATAATGTCTAAAGGTTTTGAAAGAAAAACCCTGCCAGATGGAAAAGATAATCCTAAATATGCTGATTTATTAGAGGAAGATAAAGCAATTTCAGGTCAAAAATACGTTTGTTTATCTTTTTTATCTCCGGAAAAAATTTTAAAAGATAAGAATCGTTTTTTTTTTGAAAAATTCCTAAAACACTTTGATTTTTCAAAATCTGTACAGAAATTTACAGAATTTTTAAATTTCATTTCTTATAAATATGATAATGATTTTGATGAAATTATGAAAGATTTTAATGAGTATTTATCAAGTGAAAAGATAAAATTTAAAACAGATGAAATTGAAAATGATTTTAAAAACTTTTTAGATAAAGAAGAAGAAAACATCCAAAAAGAATTTGATGAAGAAAATAATTTCAAAACAAATACCAGAGGTATTAAGATTAGAGGTTCATTTTCTTCTCAACAAGAAGCACAACTTAGATGTAGGATGTTGCGAGAAGTTGACCCAAATCATGATATTTATGTTGGAGAAGTTGGTATGTGGATGCCATTTGACCCTGACGCATATAAAACTGGTAAAATTGATTATATGGAAGAAGAATTGAATGAATTGATGTCGCAAAAACAAAAGAATGATAAACTTGCTAAAAATACTTTTGAACAACGTGTTAAAACAAGTAAAAGATTGGCCATTGAAGAAAATATTAAAAAAGCAAAAGAATCTGGTAATAAATTAACACAAACAATAAATAAAGATGGAGACTTAATTGGCGTTGGCGTTAATACAATTACTAATAATTTGGGATTAAATGAAGAAATTAGTTCTGCTGATATACGGAAAGAGCTTTTTGAAGGCGAGCATATTAGAACAAAAGATTTTGATAAAAAAAATCCAGACCGTAGATATAAGGAAATTATAGAAAGAGATGGCGCTGTTACCATACCAAAAGCACAAAATATAAAACTTGAAGTAATTACTGAGGAAAAATTGAAATAATAGAAATTAAATATTATAATATAATATTATGGATATTTTACCACCAAAACAGGATTTTACTAAAAATGTCACTACAACATTGAAGGATTTTACTAAAAATGTCACTACAACATTGAAGGATATAAATTTTAGTAAAATCTTAAAAAAGAAGAAGAAGAAAAAATGTGCTCACGATAAATGTAATAAAAAATTAAAGCTAACTGATATGGATTGTAAATGTAAACAACGATTTTGCTCATTTCATAGACTTCCAGAAACGCATAATTGTTCTTGGGACCCAAAAAATAAATATGAAATTGAAATTTACTTGAAAAAATCAGGTTTAAATCAAAATGCAGCTTTTAAAAAATTTGAACAAATCTAGCTTCACCTTTTAGAAAAGGTCATTGAAGGTTTAAATAATATTATATTACATAATGTCAAAAACAACTTTAAAAGATTTAAAACTTTTATGCGATAAATATGGCGTAACAAAAAGCGGATCAAAGTCTGAATTGGCAGATAGATTGAGTAGTTTGCGCGGTGAATATCTTTCAAATGCAGAAAGGAAAAAAATATTACCATATTTGCCAAATAATAAAAATAAGGATATATTAAAAGATTTAATTAAAGAAAATTATCGACAAAAATTACCTAACACAGGCAGAAAGAAAAGGAAAAAAACGAAAAGGAAGAAAAGGAAAAAAAAAAGAAGGAAAAAAACGAGAAAGAAAAAATCATAATTTCTCGGACAGCCCGTCAAAAACCCCATGTATTCTTAAAAAAACGTTAGTAAAATATGTCAAGAACCGTAAATACGCTTTTGATAGTTTGAATCTTACCAACGACTTTTTTTAACATTAATGCGCGGTCCTCTTGATTTTATATGAGCATCCGGGTCATATGGTTCATCATCATCATCAGAATTAAGGTCTCTTGATATTTCCCAAAATTCTTTTGAACCTAATTTAAAATCATCATGAGGGTCCGCCTTATACCAATAAATTTGGTCTTGTAGTTTATTAGATTTTGCATTATTATCAATAACAAGACATTCATAATTTTCAGTACATTGATCCATAACTTGACAAAATGATTCAAAAGTTGGAAACATTCCTGCATAATTTTCATAAATTCGCCTTCTATTTGTAAGATAAGGTTCCCTTAAAATAAAAACATAATCAATATTTGTTCTAAGATTAGGTGGAACTCCCAACGGATATTGCATAGTGATGACAGTCATTATTTTCCAATGTCTGCCATTCATGAAAAGTAATCTCATCATTTTATCCTTTGCCCAACCATTATCCCACAAACAATCATCTAATATAACAAAAGCCCGACCATCAATATCCGATTTACCATAGGCTTCTTTTTCTTTTCTTATTTGTTTTATAACTATTTTTTGTCTTTTTAAAACATTTTCAACAATTACACTATTATATTCATCATGAATAAATAATTTTGGAACATATTTGCCATAAAATCCATTACCAGCTTCTGTACCGGAAATAACAGAACCAATTGGTATATCTTGATGATAATATAATAAATCTCTTACCAAAAAAGATTTACCAGTATCGCGCCTTCCAATAAAAACCACGACAGGTCCAGTAGCTTCATCTGAAGAATTAAATCTAATCCTGCCCATGTCAAATTTTTTTAATTCTAAATTCATATATACACCGCATTTATTAAAGTTAAATAAAATTCACGCAATAAGTTATAATTAAGATTTTATTTTTTTTATTTATATACAAAATGGCTGCACTTATTAATAATTTTGATTTTTCTTATTGTAAAAGAAAAAACCAAAAATTATTTACAAGTTTAGAAAACTATGAACTTTCTAAATTACAAAATTTTATTCCAGTTTATAAGAAATTTTTTTCTTTAAATGAATCAAATTTTAATAATATAAACCTTGACCAAAAATATAATTTAGAAGATATAACAGAAAAACAAACCGAAAATAAATATACATGCAAAATTATAAATAAAAATAATATTATTAAGAAAACATCTTTCTTTAAATTTTCACCATTACTTGACCCTATTAAATTTATGATTGGAAAATATGATATGTCAAAAAATTTATTTGAACTTCCAAAATTTAATAATAATAGTTTTAAAAAAATAAAAGACCCTGATAATGCTGCATATGTAGATGGGTTTTTCTCTTATTTAACAAGTAAATTACTTAATTCATATAATTTTATTCACGGAACAGATTTTTATGGGTCATTTATTGCAATGAAAAAAAATTATCATTATAATATTTTTGATGATTTTGATTATTTAAATGAATCTGAATTTTTTCATAAAAATTTAGATAATTTATTTAAAATAGAAGAAGGGAAACGAGAGATATTTTATGGCAATTCAAGAAATTGTCAAAAGAAAATTAATATTAGTGAAGATATTACTGATTTACAATGTGAAACTATAGATGGTGATTTTTTCAATGATATTTTTAAAAAAAATAATTATATTGAACAAAATATTGAAAAAAAAATAATATTTAAAAGTGATGTATCTAAGAATAATAATATTCATAAAACCCCTAAAACATCACATTCTTCTTCAACTTGTAGTTCTCGCTCTTCTTATACAGACGACGATAGCGAAGAAGATGAATCACAGTGTTCAGAATCTTTATCATCAACAGAAACGGAAAATGAAGTTCTTAATGCAATTATAACAGAATTTCCTGTAAATATTATTTGCTTAGAAGGGCTAGATGACACGTTGGATAGTTTATTATTTGGTGGAAAAATATTAACAATTCCAGAATGGAAATCAATTATATTTCAAATTTTGATTATTTTGACTGTTTATCAAAAAACCTTTTCATTTACACACAATGATTTACACACAAATAATATTATGTATATTAAAACAGATAGACAATATATAATTTATTGTATAAACAAAAAATATTATAAAATTCCTACTTTTGGGAAAATTATTAAAATAATTGATTTTGGCAGAGCAATTTACAAATTCAGAAATAAAATTATTTGTAGTGATAGTTTTAAGATAAAAGGTGATGCGGCTACACAATATAATTTTGGACCATGTTTAAATAAAAATAAACCACAATTGGAGCCTAATTTTAGTTTTGATTTAACAAGATTGGCTTGTTCTTTATATGATTATTTTGTTCCATTTTCTGATGAAGAGAGAAAGGTAAAACATCCAGTTGGTAAATTAATTATAAAATGGTGTAAAGATGATAGAGGGAAAAATATTTTATATAAAAAAAATGGTGATGAAAGATATCCAGATTTTAAATTGTATAAAATGATTGCAAGAAATGTTCATAATCATATTCCCTCAGAAGAAATTAAAAATCCAATATTTAATGAATTTATCATTCAAAGAAAAAAAATTAAAAAGAAAAGAATAATTAATATAGATAATTTTACAAAATTTTACTAACAGTATAACTAAAAAGTTAGTAAAATTGTCAAAAATCAGGTTCATTTGTGAAAGCTTGTGCTTCAGTCATATTTGTAACAACGGGGGTTATATTTTGTAAAATATAAAAACCACTAAGCGAACTTATATAAACTAATAATGCATCGCGAATTAA